GATAAAAAAATAATAAAAATTTAGCAAGGCCTAAATCATCAAATACCCATTCTAAAAATGTGTATCTATTTTTTTTCATTCTTGATTTGTTATTAACCTCTTATTATTTTCGTAGTTTTGTTCGTCCAGATATTTCATTGCATCCATAATTTTTTGAGCTTGATATCTTTTTTGTTTTTCCAATTCAGCTTGATAAGTTCCATTCCATATTTCCGGATGTCTTTCTTTAGAATCATAGTACAACCAAGTCCAAAATAAACCCATAATAATAAACAAAATAATAAATGCACCAATCATACCAAATTCCATTTTATATCTTTCTATTCTTTGTGCTTTTAGTTTTGCTTTTCTAGCTTGTTCTTCCATTTGTTTGGCAACAAGAATTTTTTGTTGAGCACCCAACTCTTTGGTCATAATTTCAACGTCAGTATATAATGCACCAAGTTCAGGTGGCGATTGATATATCATCAATTCACGTAATTCTTTACCCATGGCTTCTAGTTGTTTACGCATAAGCACACGTTGTAACGCACGTTTAGCTAAACTATCACCACCAGTATATACTTCGGTTGCACTGCGTTTTTCTTCTTGTTCCAATACTGCCAAACATTTATAGTAATTGTCGTAATATTGCCCAAGGTAATCACCTATCTCTGTATAAATATTGGTGCTTTCCTCACTTCGTTTATTCAATTCTTTAATACGAGCTTTTTCTTCCTGTAGTTGTTTTGCAGCTGCAGCCGGTACAGGTTTACCTTCATATTTTTTGTGGAACTGGTCGTCAAGGTCCTTGAGGACTGCTTTAACATCCCCAGCGGCACCTTTAATATCTTTGTATAACTGACAACCTTTTTTCACAGCGGCAACTGCACCGTTGGCCAAGGCAAAAAGTGTGAACGGATCCATTTTGTACCATTTTTTCTATTGACAACATACTAAAAAAATGATATAATGTCCTGTCCAAATCAACCATAATTATTTAGGATAGGATTAACATGAAGATATATGCAATGAAATTAGTAACCGGTGAAGAACTCATTGGTGAAGTTGAATCGGAATATTCTGATAGAATGGTAATTAAAAATCCATTAGGTATTGCGATTGTTCGTGGTAAAGACGGTCAACCGAATGTGGGTTTTGCACCATTTCCAATTCACGCAGAACAAAAAAAGGATTCTACTATTGCCTTGAGAACTGAACATATTGTATACTATTATGTTCCAGCAGAAGATTTTGTTAGAAACTACGACCAAATTTTTGGCGCAGGTATTATTCTTCCAGGTCAACAACAAATTATTACAGGTTAATGACAACTTTTTACACAAACGTTCAATCTCTAGGTGGTAGAATTCTTTATCGTGGTGTCAAATCTGGTAAACGAATCAAACTAAAGATTGATTATGAACCACAACTATATCTGCCAGCCCGTAACGGGAAAGGTACACATAAATCACTTGATGGTTTAGACCTTATTCCAAAAAGATTTGATGGTATCCGTGAAGCCAGAGATTTCATAAAACAATATGATGGTCTTCCTGGTGCACCAAAAATCTATGGCAACACCAGATTTGAATATGCATTTATCGCTGAACAACATCCAGATATGGTTGATTGGGAACAAGATAAAATCAGCATTGCAATTATCGACATTGAGGTTGGTTCAGAAAATGGTTTCCCTGATCCTTACAAAGCCGATGAACCAATCACTGCTATCGCATTAACATTTTTAAATGGTCACACCTATGTGTTTGGTTGTGGTGATTTTCGTAATGACAATCCAGATACAGTAACTTACATTAAGTGTAAAGATGAATACAGTCTTTGCAGTAAGTTTATTGAATTGTGGTCAAGAATGTATCCAGATGTTATCACTGGTTGGAATACCAAGTTCTTTGATATACCATATCTTGTCAATCGTTTCCGTAAGATTCTTGGTGAAGATAAAGCCAAGATGTTATCTCCATGGAATTATATCAGTGAACGTAAAACCAATATCAATGGTCGATTGTTGATTGCATACAGTTTTGTTGGTATCGAATCACTTGATTATATTGAACTGTACAAATGGTATGCGCCAGGTGGCAAGTCACAAGAATCTTATCGTTTGGATAATATTGCACAAGTTGAACTCGGCGAAGGTAAAATTTCATACGATGAATATGAAAACTTACACCAACTTTACAGATTGAATTATCAACTGTTTATTGAATACAACATTAAAGACGTTGCGTTGATTATCAAACTTGAAGATAAGTTGAAGTTGTTAGAACTGGCCTTGACTCTTGCATATGATACCAAGTGTAACTATGAAGATGTGTTTGCACAGACACGCATGTGGGATTCACTGACATATTCCTATTTACTCGGTAAAGACATTATTGTTCCACCAAAAGAAGTGCAAGACAAAGATGCTGCGTTTGAAGGTGCATACGTTAAAGAACCATAGGTTGGTCTACATCATTGGGTTGCATCGTTTGACTTGAACAGTTTGTATCCTTACTTTATGATTCAATATAATATTTCTCCAGAAACTTTGATTGAATCAGAAAACTATACACAAGAAATGCGTGACATTCTTTCACAAGGTGTTACTGTTGATAATCTCTTGAAAAGACAGATTGACATTTCAAGTTTAGAAGGTGCCACAATTACACCTAACGGCCAATTCTTCCGCACAGACATACAAGGTTTCTTACCTAAGATGATGGTTGAAATGTATGATGACCGTAAGAAATTCAAAAAGATGATGTTGCAGGCACAACAAGAATATGAAAACGAGAAAGATGAATCTAAAAAATACGAAATCGAAAAACGAGTTGCAAGATACAACAACCTACAACTTGCAAAGAAGGTTTCTCTTAACTCTGCTTATGGTGCTCTTGGTAGCCAGTATTTCCGCTTTTATGATTTACGAATGGCTCTTGGCGTCACTACTGCTGGTCAGTTGTCTATTCGGTGGATTGAAGCTAAGATAAATCAATATATGAACAAACTTCTCGGTACAGATAGTGATTATGTCATTGCTTCTGATACCGATTCAATTTACCTGCGCCTCGGTGATTTGGTAAATAAAGTTTATGGTGTTGATGGTGTAGTTAAATTACCACCACAAAAGATTATTGAATTTATGGATCGTGTATGTGAAGATAAGATACAACCACATATCGATAAATCATATCAAGAGTTGGCTGATTATGTTCACGCATATGCACAGAAGATGCAAATGAAACGTGAAGGTCTTTCCGACAAAGGTGTATGGACTGCCAAGAAACGTTACATTCTAAACGTGTATAACAACGAAGGTGTACAGTATGCAGAACCTCACATGAAAGTGATGGGTTTGGAAATGATTAAGTCTTCCACACCATCTGCTATCCGTGAAAAGATGAAAGCAGCCATCAAGTTGATGATGACTGGTACAGAACAACAAGTACAAGACTTTATTGCCAACTTTAGGAAAGAATTCAGAACATTGCCTGCGGAAGAAATATCTTTTCCACGTGGTCTGAATGGGCTAAATACTTATTCCGATCCAGTGATGTTGTTCAAAAAAGGAACACCCATTCATGTTCGTGGTGCAATCGTATACAACCATAATCTAAAACAACTAGGTCTAACTAAGAAATACCCACTTATTCAAGAAGGTGAAAAACTTAAATTTACCTATCTGAAAATGCCGAATCATTTTAAGAATGATGTGATTTCTTTTCCTGGTAGAATACCTAAAGAGTTTGAGCTTGACAATTATATTGATTATGATGTACAATTCGACAAAGCGTTTCTGGAGCCAATCAGTGTCATTTTAAACTGTATGAATTGGTCTGCGGAAAAAACCAATTCTTTAGAGGACTTTTTCGGATGATATTTTTAACACTATTAACAGCGATAGCATTATCTGCCGTTGCTGGTTACTATTCAGTTATTGGTTTAGCACAAATCTTTCCAGGTTCTTTCTGGCCAGTTATTATCATGGGTTCGATACTTGAGGCATCAAAACTTGTGACTGTATCTTGGTTGTACAGAAACTGGAAAAAATGTCCAATACTAATCAAAACCTATTTGTCGGTTGCTGTAACTATTTTGATTTTGATTACTTTTATTGTTATCTTTGGTTTCTTATTAAAGGGACACTTGTAGCATTCATCAGATAATGCACCACTTGTAGATAAGATTGCATTATTGGATGAGAAGATTAAAACGGAGAAAGAAAATGTCGAGGCAAACCGCAAGGCAATTAAACAGTATGATGAGGTTGTGGACCAAACTATGGGTCGCTCAACTGATGAAAAAGGTGCCGCAACAGCGCAAGCAATACGGCGTTCCCAACAGAAAGATAGGACTAGAATACTACAAGAAATTCAACAGTCGCAAGCCGCCATTGCCAAATACTCCGAGGAACGTGCGCCTCTATCTACAGAGCTTAAAAAGGTCGAAGCAGATATCGGGCCAATCAAATACATTGCAGCCTTGGCGTATGGTACAGAGGCTTCTACAGATATTATCGAAGATCGGCAGAGCACACGTCTGCACTCCAGTCACGTTTCGGAACCTCATATGCCGTTTTCTGCTGTGAAACAAAAAAGGTATGTATACAGATCAACCAGAAGAAAGAAATCCGGCTAATTTAGCTTATTTAAATAAAGATAAGCTACAGTTTACGTATCATGAGCAATTTACTGTCCATTAAACAACTAACAACTCTCCTCTTGACACCTTACATAACACATGCATTCCTGAAATAGGAT